GTCGTGATTTATTTTCCGGGTCAAGATTCGGCAGAAGCTCTTCGATCACTGAGATAATCGCATCAAGTTTCACCTTATCAGCATCTGCCCGGTCGCTTTCCGGCTCTTCTTGCAATGAAGGCCACTCAGCGGAAAACTCATTTTTCCAGCGATAGAATGCCTGCTTATACCCGATCTTCCCATATTCCTCCGGGAATGCGTTTTGCACAGTTTCATAAAACTCTGGCGACCATGCAACATGCATCACGATTTCATCGAAGAAATCATAAAGCGGTTTCATGTCTGCTCGGATCGAATCAATGTATTGCATCGTGCTTTTAAAATCTTCCGTCCCGTTCGCCAGGATCGAGGCATAGCCATTAGCAAGTAGCAGCTTCGGCGGCATGTTCTCACTCGAAGCAATATCCTCAATGATGTTTGTGCGAGCCGTGGTCATCGCGGTTTCGGTGTGCGACAGGTCAAGGCTTTCGATGCTCTCATCCAGGTCAATGTTGATTACCGTCCCTTGCTTGGCCTCTTTCAGTATATTTCGTTTAATGCCAGCGGCCTTCTTCATAAAGTTGTCTATGACGGAGCCTGCCGCTTTCAGCTTTGCCACGATGATCCCGGCCTTGGTGATTACCAAGTCGTTTGTAATCATAGTCTGGATGTAGCTCTTAAGCGGGAAAAGTGCACGCTGATACACTGAACGTCCAACGAATCCGAAGCCGGAATTGGTGTAGGCGATATAGATAGGCGCTTCGTTCATCACCACGCATCCGCGAGAAGGATGATAGGTTTTCCCCGCCACGCGAATTGCCGTAGGCTTCTGAAAGTCGGGGGCATTGGGATCTTGGTTCAGCACCCAAGACCCGGCAGCATTCAGCGGATCAATGACGTTGAAATACAGGTCAAGCGTGTGCAATGTGTTCGGGTCAATCGGCCTGTCCGTGGACACAGCCTTTGCCCCATAGATGATGCCAGAGATTCCGTAGATGCGCTTCGTGTGCGTTGTTGTTGCGATGTAAGCATCACACCGTAGGCGATCCCATGCCTTATTGAAGGCGTCCACCGCTAGACTTTCAGGACTGGAAGGAACGGAGATTTTCCGGCGCTTGCTCATGGCGATGGTAACGGGGGCTTCTACCATTTTCGAGCCGAGCGGATGATAAAGGTAGATTGCCTTGCATGCCTGATATGACGGCTCCGCCCCAGGCTGAATATCGTCAGCCATCAAAATATTCTGGAAGGCTGTCCCTGTAGTTGATCCGCCGAGTGTTACGTCTGCCATATCAAAACCCTTTTGAATTTCCGAGGCCGATGCTTACGCCATAGCAAAATGTGTCATACAAATCATCTTGCTGGTCTTCGACGCCAACCCGATAACCGCACACTTGCGACATGCAATGATTTTTTGTTACCCCTTTGTATGTTACTACTTTTTCAAAAGCCGGGCGCGTCACCTTAATCATGCCCTGAAAGACGTAGCCAGAGACAGATATTCCGCGCTCATCCTTTCCATACGAAGTCAGCTTGGAATCTATGGCTTGGGCAGCAAAGCCTTTTCTTACGGCCTGGTTTATGAGAATAGAGCCAGCAGCCTTGTCCTCAATGAACGTGCCCAGGCTCCCGTGAATTGATTTTGTCGCTCCCGCGAGTTGGGCCAGTCTTGCGTAAACCTGCGGAATCCATGCCTCAAGTAGCGAGCCTTCAATCTGCGCAATGTCCCAGTCCAGGATGTGCATACTGGCTTTGCTGTCTCGATGGGTGAGGGAAAAGTATGTGGTTGCCACGCCGTCATGCTCGCGGCCACCTTTGACGGCTGTATCTATCACCGCATAGACCGCATCGACATAGAGCGGCATATCCACCGGCTTTCCGTCCACCAGCAGGGAATCCTGCGAAAAGAATGCTGCACCGCTCCAATCAATGAATTCCGCAAGTATCTCCTGCTGATACACAAGCGGAGGCAATTCGTGAATGAGGTTTGCTACCGATTCCGCGTCCAAGTTCGGATTAGCTGCTGTAGGCGCGTGGTATTCAGTCCAGCCTAATTCCTTGTCGGTGCAGGCCAGATAAAAATAGCTTTCATCGCTAACCCCCTTTGGGGTTCCGCCCATTACAGCCGAACCGCCATAATCGAGCAATGTTGGGTAGATGGCCTGCTCCCAAATTTCCCGAAGCCGCTTCATCACCAGCCCAGCTTCGTCAATCAGCACACGATGATATGCGCGTGAGCGTCCGGCATCTTCATCATTTAGCGTCCAGAATTCGATAGAGCCGCCGCCCTCAAGTTCTATCAGGCCATCTATCTTGCTGGCGCTTATTACCATTGGCCGCACTAATCGGAGGATGCGCTTGTAGCTTGGGGAGAGGAGTTTGTAATTCGGGGAAAACCAGCCAACTTTATAGCCGCGCACCGCCCATGCTGCTGCCAATACTTCAAACAATGTGGTCTTGCCGAATCTCCTGCCGCATCGGATAACCACGAACCGAAGCACTTTCACAAAGGACGTGATTTCCGCCTGGGCCGAATGCAGCGCCGGATAGCGGATTACGTTATTTAATATCCGGCTCATTTATCAGCTTGATTGTGCGTGTCTGCCCGTCCTGAGAATCGCCGCCTCGCCTGGCTGCTATGTTCATCAGTTCGGTAGGAAGCTTTGCCGCTATGTTGGAAGCGTGCTGCATCGCAATAAAAGTTTGCAACGCATTTCTCCCCTCTTCCCCCAAATTCTCCGGGTCTTTGATCTTGTCGAGCTGCATCAGGGCCATGGACGCAAGACGCTTGGCACTTATGGCTCCCAGCTTCCCGGCCATGGAGAGAATCAGGGCAGTTTCGGTAATGTCGGCCTTGAGGGCGAAAAACAAGTCTCTGTCCTCCATCCCTGCTTTTGCAAGTACAGAACTCACCTGGGGGTCGTTCAAGTCGTTCTCAACTGACTTTTGCGCGGCTTCGCGGATGGCATCAGTCGGCAGCCTGGAAACCTCACCTTTCTTGGTTTCACCCTCCCGCTTGATCCGGCCAATACGCCTTTCGCTCACACCCATTGCGCGGGCTATGGATGCCCCGGATTCGCCATTGAGCAGCCTTTGACGTATCTCCGCATCCTTCTCAGGGGTGCTTGTAGACGGGCGTCCTCGTTCGCGCTTTGGGCCTCTCTTCGCTGATTTTCGTTTGGGTTTCGGTTCCATGCGGCAAATATAGCAAATTCGGGCACGATTCTGGCGATAATCTAAGCACTATAATCTGATTCTGTTTCATTTCCGCATGATTCTTAACGGAAAACTTCAATGCGCTATATTTTTGCCGGATGCCATAAATTACCCTGCTTTCAACTGAACTTTGATGCATTCCGATTTTGATAGCCTTTCCCCGGTTGCCACGTCCCGATAAACCACGGAACAGGAATGTGTTTGCACAGCAGCAACAGCTTGAATTGCCTCTTGGCGGGTTCCATAGGCTCCGGCAATGCGCTCACCATTTGGATAAACCGCCAGCATGTGATGGGGGAATAGCTTATATCTGTCTTGCACCGCGATCCTGGCCGCTGTGATGATGATTGCCATTTCCATGCTGTCCGCGTCCTTTGGAACGTGCGTCCAATGTCCCACGCTCTCGCATTTCTATAGCGCTCGGGAAGCTAGAGGATGATGGGATTGTAATTCGCACATTCAAAGGAGCTGGGAATATTCCCCATCGCTTCAAAGTAAAAGAATCAAGCCATGAATCTTAGGCTTGAAAAGGCGAAAGCGCCAAAGCTGGCAGGCTATAGGCGCTTTCTTATTGTGAACCCCGTTGTCGTGACGGCCATAAATAGCAATGGTGAGCTATTCAGGAGGGCTCGGATATGGCAAATAACCATATGATCCGGTTAGACAGAACATAGGCGATTAGGCCAGAACCAGCACTGGGCAATGCTCGGTGCTGGCTCTTATTATACCTGTCCCTTGAAAATTATCAATCTCTAGGCGAGTATTTTAATATAACTCGCGCGTATTTCTTTTGTCTTTTTTGCGTTTGTTTAACTACGATTGCAATATCAGTCAAGTCGCACCGTAGCCCGCGTAGTGCGCAATAAACAACTGGCATTGCGCTCAAAGAATTCCTGAGGTGTTGCCCACAGATCGGTTTTGCTGGAAAAATGTATGCTGTTTTTCATTGTTTTGGAATGAGTTTAGAGCGCACTTCATAATTGAGCATTGCCCTGACATATTGAAGGCGTAGCTTGTATTTGTCGGCGATTTGCGGAATTGTCCAGCCTTGCTGTTCGTGGAGTGTGCGGGCTTCGATCACTTGCTCATCAGTGAGCTTGCATGGTGGCCTGGGTTGCTTTTTGACTTTCAAGGGCTTGGATTGCGTGTCGATTGATTTAAGCTGCCCTAGCCGTCCCAAAACTCTGCCAACATAGCCGCCAAAGCCATGCATTGCCATGGCTATTTCTCACCCTGTGATTTTTGGGATTTTTCTTCGTGGTAATAATCTATTGCGGACATAATGAAAATTACCAGCAGAAGTACGCCAAAAATTTCAATCAATATCATTTCTCATCCACCAATTTTAAAATAATGATCTCTTTCTATTTTCGTCATATTTTCTGGAGGGCTTTCCGCACAACGAAATATGCCTTCACACTTTGGACATTCAATCCCATCGTGAAAATCCCCGCAATCTCCGCACCAATATTCTCCCTTTTTGAATTCAATTACAGGAGATTCCTGCGCGCAATTGGGGCACCATATGTTCGCCATAAATTTTTATTCCCTAGATAATTCTATACATTTCCACCGCGTCAGTCCGAATCCATGACTTTCACGAAGCTCAACGATTTTCTGCGCATGCTTTTCGCAACGATTTTTTATTTCGTAGGCTGCTGGCATTGCCAGCTTTTCCCCATTCTGCG